ATCTTTGTGCCGTCTGTATTAAAAGCTAATCCAAATGAATTTGATTCTTGGGATGCAACACTAAAACTTTGAGAAAAAACTGAAGTTGATACATCAAAACCAGTAGATAAATCGTACTCGTAAACAGAATTTGACGTTCCAACGACAAACATTTTTGTGCCGTCATTATTAAATTGCACCGCAGTTGGAGTTGATTCTTGTGACGCAACCGAAAAGCTGTCTACAAATGTTGCAGTGCTAACATCAAAAGAAGTTGATAGCGTATATTCGTAAACCGCATCTCCTGCTGCGCCAACAATAAAAACTTTAGTGCCATCAGCGTTAAATGTGATGTCTTGAACACTTGCTTCTTGAGAGGAAAAATTAAAACTATTTGATCCTAAAACGCCTACGCTAACATCAAACCCAACAAAATCCAACGTAGTGTCATAAGCACTATCCAACCTTGTGTAATTCTCTGTAGTAGAATTAACATCCCAAGAGTTGTTAGTCACTCCTGACTGTGGAATTTCTTTAGTCACAGAAATAACAGGCGCAAGCACAGAGCTACTCAGGTTTATGGTAGATGACTCGCCAGTAGTGAAGGTCTTGGTTAGTGTGCCAAGCGTTGGGTCTGTAGTCAGAGTCTCCCACGAAGGTGTAGTGCCGTTGGTAGACAGGTACTTACCTGACTGACCTGACTGACTTGGGAAGTCTGTAACCTGTGATAATGTGACCGATGTCGCAACAGGTGCTACGTCAGACCACGCAGAACCACTGTAAACCTTCATTGAGTTAGTAGAGGTGTTAAAGTATGTAGCACCTGCAATCAGTGCATCACCGTCATTGTCTAACGTAGGGTCAGAGGCTTTAGCGCCAAGGTAACGATCATCAAATGAGTCGTAACTAGCAGCAGCGTTAGTAGCAGCAAGTTCGGCAGCGGTCACTGCATTAGATGCTGTAGTAGCTGAAGAGGCAGCGTTGCTTGCAGAAGTAGAAGCATTGGATGCAGAAGTAGCCGCAGCAGCAGCACTGTCAGCAGCACTCGTGGCACTACCCAAGATAGAGTCTGTGTAGGCTTTAGTTGCCGCATCTGCTGAATTTGTAGGCGTACCAAGACCTGTAATCTTGTTAGTACCCATTGCGATAGCACCTGACATTGTACCGCCAGTAGTGCTGAGTTTAGTTGCGTCTTGTGTGTCTACATACGCTTTAGTCGCTGCGTCTTGTGCAGCAGTAGGGTCGCCCAAGCCTGTGATCTTTGCTGTACCCATAGCAATAGCACCTGTCATAGTACCACCCGCGAGAGGTAGCTTAGTGGCTAGTGCTGTTGTAACTGTAGATGCAAAGTTAGCGTCATCGCCTAGTGCGGCGGCTAGTTCGTTCAACGTATCTAACGCAGCAGGAGCAGAGTCAATCACTGCTGCAACTGTGTCGTCTACATAGGTCTTGTTAGCTGCGTCTGTGCCTGCTACAGGTGTAGTGACGTTTACTAGCTTAGTGTTAGTAAAGTCTGCAGTGCCGTTGACGATTAAATTGTTAAGAGTAGTCGTGCCAGTAACCGCTATGACATTACCAACAACATTACCTGTCAGATCGCCAGTGACGTTACCTGTCAGGTTACCTGTGACGTTACCCGTTACGTTACCTGTCAGTCCACCAACAAACCCTGTAGTAGCAGTAATGTTTGTACCAGTAATGGCGAGTGGTGTAGTTGCTCCAATGACAACGACATTAACAGTACCGCCTGTCAAAACTGCATTGCTACCTGCAAAAGTACCGTTGGCGGTTAGAGTGCCGGTAACGGTAGCTGTAGCAGTTGTAATGGTAGATGGGTTAGTGCCGAGTTCTACAATTTGTGTAGAGGCATTTTCGGTAAAGATGCGTTTGTCAGTAACGTTGACAGCGAGTTCGCCTTGTACCAAATCACTTGTGGTAGGTACGGCTGAAGGAGTTGAACTGTTCTTAGTAACTATAGTGGTCATCGTTTGTTCCTTTGATTGGCCTTAACAGCACGTAGTCTCTTTTCAGCTTCTTTCTTGGTCTTAGAGTACCCTGCCACTTTGTCTATTTTCCAACCTTTATCGGTTTTACGGATTGGCATTACCATTTCACCTTATCTGCCCAGTAAGCAGCTGACATTTTACCCTTTGATATGTTCTTTGCGTGTCTTGCTTTAAATGACTTTTGGCGTGCTTTTTCTGCAGGTGTCTTAGGGCTGCTGCCTGCACCTGATACGCCTTGTTGACCAAACCTGATAGTCTTAGTTTTATCGCCTTCTTTAGCGACTACTACATGACTCTTCTTAGGATGATTAGGAGTACGTTTGGGCTTATTATACCCACTAACGCCTGCTTTAGATAATTTTGGGTCTTTTTTACTCATAAAGAAAAGGAGAGACAGCACCGCAGCACTGCCTCCCCACTCCTATTTAGGCGTTAACGTTAAGTACGAAGCCTGACTCAGGACGCAATACTTTTACGCCGTAGAGCTGATCTGCAGTGTACAGGTTAGCAAGGAATTCTTGCTTGTACTGTGTCTGCGAACGAACACCCATTTGCTCTGCCAACACGAATGTGTCTTTGTGGAGAAGCAGTGCAGCTTTGAGGTCGTTAGTGTTTGCTGTGTTATCAGCAGCGGCTTCAGAAGTAGCGCAGTTAGTAGAGACGAATACGTCAATACCGTACAGGTTACCAATCTTGCCATTTTGCACAGGTGCGCCACTGACGAAGTCAGAAGACACGTAGCGGTCAATACCCATGATTGCGTTACGCAGTGAAGGAGGAATAACAAACGCACGATTGTCGAAAGGTACGTCAGCGTCGTCCATCTTCTGAATCAAAGCTCGGAAGCCTGCGTCAGTGAACACGTCAGAAGCTGTTACTGTGTCAGCAGCGTACTGGGTAAGACCAGTAGTCGCGTCAACGTAGTAAGAGTTAGTGTTAGTGTAATCACCTGCAGCGTCACCCAAGTTAACAGCCAAACCGTGAAGGTCTGAGTCAACTTGACGAGCTAGGGCATAACCTGCATCTTGAGTGTAGAACTGACGGAGGCTAGTAAGAGCCTGCGTAGCAGTAATGTCTTCGATAAGACGTGAATACTCAAAGTGCTTGTCAATGAGAACAGCAACGTTGCTCTCAGTGTCGCTCTGGATGCTAACAGCAGTACCTGCAGCCTTAGCAGTGGCAGTACCACGTACAGGAGCAGGAATGTTGATAGTATCGCCTTTCTTGCCAGTCATACCCATCTTCTTGACTAGGTTAGCAAGTACAAGGCTCTTCTCGTACTGGGCGCGTACTTCGTCACTCCAGATTTCTGGGATGAACGTTGCCGCAGTACTGTTAGTTACTGCACCGCCTTGGGCGGGATATACTGATTTAGTTATAGCCATCTTATTTCTTCCTTAAAGTTATGTAATCATTTAACACGCCCCTCTTGATATGCTTGCATAATCTCTTCAGACATAGCAGCGTAGCGATCAGGGTTGTCTTTCATTAGCTTAATAATGTCTGCACGTCGAAAGATTTTCCTACTATTAGTCTCTGATGTACCTGATGCACCGCCAGTAGAAGCGCTTTTAAGTGAAGCAGTCCTACTAGACTTCTCAGCGTTAACAGTCTGCCCAATAAGGCTTTGACGATCTTTCCACAGACTGAATATCTCATCAGCTGCTTCATAGTCAAAGTTCCTATCAGCCTGTCGCAATAGATTAGTCCTAAACTGACTTTCGCCTACCCACGAGACAAACTTCTCGTCAGTAAGTATGTCAGCCATGTCAGGATGCTTTTCTTTAAGCATTGACTGAGCACTGGACTTCTTCATGTCCATTGAAGCCTTTTGAGCCTCTTGAACAGCAGGATGTTTTTCTATTGCTTTCTGTATCGCCTTTTCAGGGTCAGAGAAGTAATCAATCTCCTCGTCTACAGTCTCTTCTTTCTTTGTGGATTGTGACATTACAAATTCGTCAACAACCTTACGCAGCTCCCCGACTTCTCCACTTTGACGACCAAGCATACGCTCAGCCTCTTGGTGCATTCTGACAAGCTCAGCGGCTGATTTGCCTCTGTACTTATCTGGGACGTCTTCTTCAGTAGGTTGCTCTTGCGAGTCTACTGCGTCAAACTCTGCTGTGTTGTCTTCGTCTTCTAGTCGTCCGTCTTCTTCCATGTCTATCAGTGTAGCCATTATTAAACTCCGTGATTAATATCATTATGGAGATTGATGGTCATGTAAGGCTCTTACGAGTTCTCCTTACTTCGTTCGCGTTTAATCTGGTCTTGTCTGTTCTTAGCCCACTTCATAGTCGCACCCGGCCAATGACCGGATATGGGGTCTAAAGCACACTGAACAGCACTGACCATCCTAGACGCTGTTTTATCGCAGGAGGAGCAATCTGTTTCCCTAACCTCTTCGTCAATGAAGCGCTCCGTGACGTGTTGGTCTGGGCAGATAAACTCAAAGATACGTCTAGTCATCCTGCGAGTCCTCTTTCAGGACATCTAAAGCTGAGTCAACCGTATGTGGCAGATTCAGTATTAGATTTGCTATGTTTAGCTGTCCCTTTTTGTAAAAGAGTTCATCGGAGTTTTTTACAGCTTCGATGTTCCCTATTGCTTCTATTAGCTCGGATAGCTCTTTTTCTACGTTCTTCCATCCGTCTGTCATGAGCATTTCTTGTATCTTCTCGTAATGCTCTATATGTGCCTCATTCATATTGTTTATCCTCCTTAGGACAATAGTGCTTGACTTCTCATGGCTTAT